TATCAATTAAACTCAATCTGCACAGCAATTGAAAATTCTAGAAGATTATTTGTAAGTCCAACTGCATCTGGTAAATCATTTATCATTTATTGCTTAGTTCGTTATTATAAAATGATGAATAAAAAAATATTAATTTTAGTACCAACAACTTCTTTAGTAGAACAAATGTCAAGTGACTTTGTATCTTATGGTTGGAAAGAAGAACACATACATAAAATTTATTCTGGTCATGATAAAGAATCAGATAAACCTGTTACAATTTCAACTTGGCAATCTTTATACAAATTACAAAAGAAATACTTTAGTCAATATCAATGTATCTTTGGTGATGAGGCTCACACATTTAAAGCAAAGTCTTTAACAAGCATTATGGAAAAATTAGAAGACTGTCCTTATCGTTTTGGATTTACAGGCACACTTGATGGCACACAAACTCATCGATTAGTTTTAGAAGGATTGTTTGGTAAAGTTGAAAAAGTTATTACTACAAAAGAATTGATAGATAAAAAAACACTTGCAGAATTAACAACAAATTGTGTTGTCTTAAAACACAAAGAAGAAGAATGCAAACAAATCAAAGATTATACATATGCTGAAGAGATAAGTTATCTCGCAGGTCATATTCGAAGAAATAATTTTATTACTAATCTGTGCAAAACTTTACCAGGTAACACACTATGTTTATTTCAACTAGTAGAAAAACATGGAAATATATTATACGATATGTTAAAAGGTGATAATACCTATTATGTTTATGGTGGAACAAGCGCTGAAGAAAGAGAGAAGATAAGAGAAAATGTCAATTCATCAGATAATTCTATTATTGTTGCGTCTTATGGCACTTTTAGCACTGGTATTAATATTCCTAACCTTAACAATATCGTGTTCGCATCACCAAGTAAAAGCAGAATACGGGTGTTACAATCGATTGGCCGTGGATTGCGTAGAAATGGAACTAAGAATTCCGTTCTAATATACGATATCTGCGATGATTTGACATACAAATCTAAGAAGAATTTTACGCTAAGACACTTTGAAGAAAGAATAAATATATACAATGAGGAAAGTTTCTCATATAGGATAGACGAGGTAAAAATATGACACAACAAATAATTAAATTTAATACTGGTGAAGAGATTATCGCTGATATAGTTAAATTTGATAAAGACTATTTTACAATTAAAAATCCAATGAAGATGCAGACAATCCCTAAAATGACTAGAGAGGGAGTTATTGAATCATTATCATTAAACAAATGGATGCATCCTTATACAGAACAAGCAGTTTGTAAAATTAGAAAAGATACTATTATTACAATAGTTAATGCTTCGGATGGTATGAAACTTTTCTATAACAGACAAATGGATATTGCAAATAAAAATCCTATGAAACTAGGATATTCCACAGAAGCAAGTGATTACGAAAATAAAGATTTTGCAAATGAAAAAGAAGATGATTGGGATGAGAGCGAAATTAAAAAGTTTTTAGATGCAGTTAAACCTACTCAACATTAATACTCTATCAGGCACATAACCTATTATAAGAGCATTAATGAAAAAGTCAAGGGTTAAATTAATTTTTATTACCTTGACAAATAGTGTTAACTATGATAAAAATAGGAGAACAAAATGGCAGATGAACAATTAAAAAAACTAGAAGAGTTAGAAACTAGACTTGAAGCTCTAGAAACTAACGACCTGTCAAATGAGTATGTCGAAGAAATTAGAGATGATATAGAAGAACGACTTGAAAATATTGAAGACAAGATTGACGAATTGTTTCAACTAATTGATAACTTACCTGCTGAAGGTTTAGGTATATACAATGTTGATGAAGAAACAACTGACGAAGACGAAGAAGAATACAATGTCGATGAAGACTTAGACGATGTTACTGCAAAAGACGAATTCGGCAATTAACAATTATAATTAAGTACTGGCGCCGTGCAATGCGGCGTCATTGAAAAAGGATGTGAACGTGAAGAAAAAAACCATACACTATGTCGATAATAAAAAACTTTTTGAAGAGATGCAAAAGTTTAAAGATAAATGTAAAGAGGCAGAAGGTGTTGGCGAACGAATGCCACCAGTACCTCATTACATAGGCGAATGCTTTTTAAAGATTGCAAATGGTTTATCTTTCAGACCAAACTTTATTAACTACACTTACAAAGACGAAATGGTATCAGACGGTATTGAGAATTGTCTTCAATACATTTACAACTTCAATCCTGACAAATCAAAAAATCCTTTTGCATATTTTACACAAATAATCTATTATGCTTTTGTTAGAAGAATACAAAAAGAAAAAAAACAAACTCATATCAAACATAAGATTATTGAAAAAGAAGAATATCGTACTCATGATGTTTTACCAATAGACACAACAAATTATAGTATTCACGGATTTGATGCTACAGTTATGTTGCCTGATGAACCTGTGTACAAAACAAAAGAAAAAGAAAAAGAAGAAAAAACTCCAGCAGGTTTAGAGAACTTTATGGAAGAACCTAAAAAATGAAAGTAGCAATTATTGCTGATACTCATTTTGGTGCAAGAAATGATAATACTTTTTTCTTAGATTATATGCTTCAATTTTATGAAGGTATATTCTTTCCTTACTTAGAAAAACATAATATAAAAACTGTTATTCATTTAGGTGACCTAATGGATAGACGTAAATATGTTTCATTTAAAACTGCAAAAGAATTTAGAGAAAGATTTTTATTTCCATTAGAACATTTAAAAATTGATTTCCATTGTCTTGTTGGTAATCACGATGTATTTTTTAAAAACACAAATGATGTTAACTCATTAAAAGAACTAATACATGGTAAATCAAATCGTATTCATATTTACGAAGATGCTACGGAAGTTACTTTTGATAAATTAAAAGTTTTACTATTGCCATGGATTAATGTACAAAATGAAATTTATGCTGAAGGAATGATTCAAGAAACAGATGCTAGTATAGCAATGGGTCATTTAGAAATAAAAGGTTTTCAAATGAACAAGGGAGTTGTAAGTGACCATGGTCAAGACAAAAAAATCTTTGAAAAATTTGATACTGTATTTTCAGGTCACTTTCATCACAAATCAGATGACGGCCAAATTTATTACTTAGGTGCTCCTTATGAAATTACTTGGTCTGATTATAATGACCCAAAAGGATTTCATATCTTTGATACTGAAACATTACAGTTAGACAGAATTATTAATCCTATTAGAATGCATGAAAAGATTTATTATGATGATTCAAATACACTTTATGAAAATCATGATGTATCACAATACACAAACAAGTTTGTTAAATTAATTGTTGTTAATAAAAAAGATTTATATCAGTTTGATAGATTTATGGAAAGACTAATGAAAGCAAATTGTCATGAAGTAAAAGTTATTGAAGACTTTTCAGATTTACATGCTGATACTGTACCAGATGACATTGTTAAACATGCAGAGGATACAACAACACTATTAAACAAATATGTAGATGAATTAGATATTACTCTTGACAAAGATAGATTAAAAAGAATAATGCGTGGTTTATATAACGAAGCTCAGGATTTAGAATTATGAACAGAGTTAGAGACTTTTGGATTGATAGTTACAAAACAAATGTGACAGCATTTTATCTAGAAATGCTAAGTGCATTTAGTGTTATGATTGGTAGTGCAATATTAACATTTACAGTATTAGAACCAAGACCAGATATCTTTATGCCATTTTATTGGGTGGGTAGTGTAAGTGGTTTCTTTGGAGCATATTATAGAAAATCTGCTTGGATTATGGTATTAACTGTATGGTTTACTACAATGAATACTATTGCTCTTTGGAGATTGTTTATATGATTAATTTTAATTATGTTCGTTGGAAAAACTTTTTAAGTACAGGTAATCAATTTACAGAAATAAAATTAAACGAAAATAGAACATCATTAATCATTGGTGAAAATGGTGCTGGTAAATCTACTATTCTAGATGCATTGTGTTTTGGTTTATTTGGTAAGCCGTTTCGTGTTATTAGTAAATCACAATTAGTTAATACTATTAATGATAGAGAGGCAGTTGTTGAAGTAGAATTTAGTATTGGTACTAAAGAGTGGAAAATTATTAGAGGTATTAAACCAAATGTATTTGAAATCTATTGTGATAATCTTCTTGTTAATCAAGATGCAAACTCTAGAGATTATCAAAAGTTTTTAGAACAAAATGTATTACGATTAAACTTTCGTTCATTTACTCAAGTTGTTATTTTGGGTTCATCAACTTTTATTCCGTTTATGCAATTAAAGGCAAGTCATCGTAGAGAAGTTGTTGAAGAAATACTTGACATTAAAATATTTTCGATTATGGGATTCTTACTTAAACAAAAGATTAAAGAAGTAGCAGATGAAATAAAAGATTTAGATTATCAATTTGAACTTGCTTGTGAAAAAATTGCAATGCAACAAAACTATATTGATGATATGAAAGCAAACAAAGAACAAATTATAACTGAAAAAGAAAATGAGTTTGATAAAAATAAAACTGTATTAAATGAAAGAGTTGTTGAAGTTGATAATTTAAAAACAGATTCAAATGACTTACATGAAAGTATTACCGATAAAGATAAAGTTACAAACAAATTAAAAAAGTTAAGTAACATTAGAGCAACAATAACAGAGAAACATAAACAGTTAACAAAAGACATGGAGTTTTTTAAAGAGAATGAAAATTGTCCTACATGTGAACAAGATATCGAATCGTCTCATAAAGATATTATGATAGAAGATAAACAAGTTAAGATAAATGAAATACTTGAAGGTGCAACAAAACTAAAAGAAGAACTTCTAGAAGTTGATAAACGAATAGAAGACATTGACGAGATAATGAAAAAAATTCGTGATAACGAAGTTCAAAGAGCAGAATTAACTTCAGCCATTACAGAATTAGAAAAGTATAATAACAAACTATCAGATGAAATATCATCATTTGAAAAAGGTTCAGTATCACAAACAGACTTAGATAAACTTTCTAGTATGAAAAATGAATGTAAAGGTGTAGAACAAAAAAGAAGTGAAAAGAAAGAAGAAAAGACTTACACCAATGCAGTAAGAGATATGCTAGATGATTCAGGTATCAAAACAAAAATTGTTAAACAATATCTACCTATTATGAATCAGTTAATTAACAAGTATCTTATGTCTATGGAATTTTATGTTAACTTTAATTTAGATGAAAACTTTAATGAAACAATTAAATCTAGATTTAGAGATAACTTTAATTATGCTTCATTTAGTGAAGGTGAGAAACTAAGAATTGATTTAGCATTATTGTTTACATGGAGAGCAATTGCTAAAATGAAAAATTCTACCAATACAAATTTGTTAATTCTTGATGAGATATTTGATAGTTCATTAGATGGTCAAGGC